AAAATCATATTGAAAAACTAAATATTAGTCTACAATGAGGTATGACTGATGAAATTAGAAAATTTTTTATGACTATTCAAGATGATACTGGTTATTGTGCTATTATACAAATAAGCGGATTTAAAACACAAGAAGAAGCTGACAAGTATATTTATGATAATTACCAAGCTATTACTGGGGAAGTATTAACAGAAAGGACAACTTTACATTGAAAATTCAACAAATAGATATTGATAAAATAATACCATATATCAATAACCCAAGAAAAAATTTAAATTCAGATAAAGTCGCTAGTTCAATAAAAGAGTTCGGTTTTCAACAGCCAATAGTTGTAGATAAGGATATGTCTATCATTGTCGGACATACTCGCTACGAAGCCGCAAAAAAATTAGATTTAAAAACCGTCCCTGTCGTTATAGCAGACCTACCGCCTCTCAAAGCAAAAGCATATAGAATAGCTGATAATAGACTTAATGAGGATAGTGAATGGGATTATAACTTTTTAAATATTGAATTTACTGATTTATTAGATAATCATTACGATCTTGATAGTTTAGGTTTCAATAATCAAGAATTAGAAAATTTTATAACATTTGAAAAAGATCTTGAACAAGATATGCCTGTTTTATCTGATGAAGATAAATCTCCATTTCAACAAATGACATTTAATTTGCATGATAGCCAAGCAGAAATTGTAAAAAATGCTTTAGAATATATTAAAAAACAAAAAATAGATGATGATGTAAACGAAAATAAAAATGCTAATGCTTTGACAGAAATTTGTAAATTATTTTATGAAAAAATCCGCTAAAGAAATTGTTATAAAACCTATACCATCAAAAGCAGCTAATAATTTTGTTAAATTATTTCATTATTCAAATACCTATGTAAATAATTCAGTTATTCATTTTGGAGTTTTTTTAAATAAAAAATTAGAGGGTGTTTTGTCTTATGGTAATCCAATAGATAAAAGAAAAGTTTTAGTGCTTGTTAAAGATACAAAATGGCAGTCAATGTTAGAATTAAACAGAATGGCTTTTAGTGATAATCTTCCAAAAAATAGTGAAAGCAGAGCAATAAGCATAACAATTAAATTAATTAAAAAAAATTATTCTCATATAGATTGGATATTAAGTTTTGCTGATGGAACACAATGTGGAGATGGTACAATTTACAGAGCAAGTGGCTTTTCATTAATAGGAATTAAAAAAAACACGACTATATGTAAATTGCCTAATGGAGAAGTTAAAGCCAGACATGGAACAAGTAAAATAAATTTTGAAGGTGCAAAAGTTTTAAAAGGGTTTCAATTAAAATATATTTATTTTATTAATAAAAATATTAAAAAAAATTTAACTGTTCCAATTCTACCTTTTTCAAAAATAGAAGAAGTTGGCGCAAGTATGTATAAAGGAAATGCGGTTGCTAGAGCATAGAGGGATACTTCGTATTCAAAAGGCGGTGCAACTCCGACCCAGCCGCTCCATTTTTCAGTAGTAAAATAATAAAAATATGATTATAATTAATTAAACCGACACTCTCGGTATAAGAGGATTACCTTATGGCAAATAAAAAATACAATATAGACGTCAAACAACTAGAAAATTTAGCAAGATTTGGGTGTACGAACATAGAAATAGCACAGTTTTTTGGCTGTGATGAAAGCACTATTAGAAAAGGATATTCCGAATTTCTTACAAAAGGAAGAGCAACGCAAAAATTAAGATTAAGACAACTGCAATGGAAGTCTGCTGAAAGTGGAAATGTCACTATGCAAATATGGTTAGGTAAACAAATATTAGGACAATCAGAAACTCCTATTGCTGATGATAATGAGCCACTTGCATGGTCTATTGATTAGTGCCACTTACAAAACCGCAAAAAGAAGTTTTAACCTGTGATAAAAGGTTCAGAGTTTTAATTTCTGGACGTAGATTTGGTAAAACATTCTTAGCGATAAATGAATTAGCAAAGTTCGGCAGATTTCCAAATAAAAAAATCTGGTACGTTTCTCCAAGTTATAGACAATCAAAGAATATTTGTTGGAATATGCTCAAAGATAGAATTATTAAGCATAAATGGGCAAAAAAAATAAATGAAGCTGATTTATCTATTGTATTAAAAAATAATACTGTCATTCAATTAAAAGGTGCTGATAATGAGCAATCACTTCGTGGAGTAGGGTTAAATTTTATTGTATTAGATGAATTTGCCGATATTAAACCGCAAGCATGGTATGAAGTTTTAAGACCGACATTATCAGATACTGGCGGTCATGCTTTGTTTTGTGGTTCTCCTAAAGGTTTTAATTTTGCATATGATTTATATACAAGAGATGACCCAGAATGGCAGAGTTTTAAATATACGACACTAGAAGGTGAACAAGTAAGCCAAGAAGAAATAGAACAAGCCAAAAACGATCTAGATGAACGCACCTTTCAACAGGAATATTTAGCAACTTTTGTTAATTATGCTGGTATTATTTACTATAACTTTGATAGAAATACGCATATCATAGATCAACATGAAACAAATTCTAAAGTCATTCATATTGGCATGGATTTTAATATTGACCCTATGGTGGCTGTTGTTAGTGAAAAAGTAAATAATGATTTAATAATTTATGATGAAATACAAATATGGAGTTCAAATACAGACGAAATGGTGCAAGAAATAAAATCACGTTATAAAAATAAACATATAATTGTTTATCCAGATCCAGCGTCAAGACAGCGCAAAACATCTGCTGGTGGTTTTACTGATTTAGCAATATTAAAAAATGCTGGCTTTGAAGTTAAAGCTAGATCACAACACCCTTTAATTAGAGATAGAATAAATGCTGTAAATTCTAAACTTAAAAACGCTAACGGTATGTCAAGTCTATTTGTAACAAAATCTTGTAAAAACGTTATTAAGAGTTTAGAAAGACAAATATACAAAGAGGGAACAAGTGTTCCAGATAAAGATAGTGGGTTTGACCATTTTAATGATGCATTAGGCTATCTTGTAGAGTATTTATTTCCTTTGCGTAGAGAGTTTAAACCAAGTGAACCGACTAGGTGGAGTTAGATGGCGAATTATAACAGAGAGTTTTTATTATCAAAGCACCCAGATTATGAAGATAATCTCAAGCATTGGAACTTTCATTATCGTTCATACTTAGGCGGAGATGATTTCTCTAATGGGTATTTTTTAAATAGATATATCCTAGAACAAGATGATGAATACATAAAGCGTATAGACTTTACACCATTAGACAATCACTGTCGCAACGTAGTACAAATTTATTCAAGTTTTTTATTTAGAGTTCCTCCCAGCAGAGATTATGGCTCTATGACAGGTGATCCTCAATTAGAGTCATTTCTGCGAGACGCTGATTTAGATGGTAGGTCTTTTCATAACGTTATCAAAGATATGCAACAGCACGCCTCTGTTTATGGTTCTTGTTGGGCATTAATAGATAAGCCAGCAACAATTACAAAAACTAGAGCCGAAGAACTACAACAAGATATCAGACCATATATCTCTATCTATACTCCAGAGAATGTGACTAACTGGGAATATCAAAGATTACCTAATGGTAGATTTTATTTAACTTCATTAACTATTATTGAAGATATAAATCCAGATAGTGCTATCGTAAAAGTTTGGACACCAGAAGATATCACAACATACAGAGTTGATGAGTATATGAAACAATATGCTAGTGAAAAGCCTGTTAAATTAGACGAACAACCAAACGCATTAGGAGAAATACCAGCAGTTGTTTTATACAATCAAAAATCACAACGTAGAGGAATTGGTATTAGTGATTTGTCTGATGTTGCAGAATTACAACAATCTATCTACAATGATTATTCTGAAATAGAACAGCTAATTAGATTATCTAACCACCCTAGCTTAGTTAAAACACCTAACGTTGAAGCATCTGCTGGTGCTGGTTCTATTATAGAAATGCCAGAAGATATGGATTCAAATCTTAAACCTTATATCATTCAACCTAGTTCACAATCATTAGATAGCATAATGAAAGTTGTTAATATGAAAGTTAATGCGATTGATAGAATAACTCACATGGGTTCAGTAAGAGGTACAGAAAAAACAATTAATTCTGGAATTGCTTTACAAACAGAGTTTCAATTACTTAATGCTAGACTTTCAGAAAAAGCAGATTTACTAGAAAACGCAGAGGAAACTATTTGGTCTTTCTTTGCTAAATGGCAGAATAAAGTATTTGATGGTCAAATTGATTATCCAGATACATTTGATTTAAGAGATTATGCAAGTGATTTACAGTTTTTACAAACTGCAAAAGCTAGTGGAGTTAAATCAGAAACATTTATAAAAGAAATAGATAAACAAATTGCAAGAGCAGTTGTTGATGATGATGAAGCAATTAATTCAATAAATAATGAGATAGACGCTAGTTCACAAGCAATAGGGCAATTCTCTACAACATTACCAACAAATGACAATGGCGAAGAAGCGTAAAGTTTCCAAAGATAAAAAAACTAAAATACCTAAAAAGTATTTATCTGGTTTAAAAGGCGCTAAAAGATCAAAAAGAGCAAGTCTTTTAAAAAGAATGAGTGCTTTATATAAAGCTGGTAAAAGAATACCTCTTTCATTATTAAAACAAAGAAGCAAAATATAATGGCTGTAAGAAGAAAAGCATTATCATCAACTACACAAGCAACGCTTAGAAAAAAAGCTAAAGCTAGTAAAAGATTTACATATGGAACATTAGCTAAAGTTTATCGTAGAGGACAAGGTGCTTTTTTATCTAGTGGTTCACGTCCTAGAGTACCGATGGCGGCATGGGCAATGGCAAGAGTAAATTCATTCTTGCGTGGTTCACGAAAACATGATTTAGACTTACGAAAAAGGAAACGCAAATGAGTTTAAGTAATGTTTATAATTTACCATTAGGATTATCTATTCAAAAAGGTTTAGTGCAAAACTATACAGGTATTAATAAGTTTGGATTAAATACAGCAGTTGGTTCATCTTTTGAAACTATTTGGGACGGAAATAATACTTATACTTATCCAAGTTCTGCTGGAACTGCTACAGCAACAAGTTCAGATACAGATGACAATACAGGCACAGTTGAAATACAAGGATTAGATTCTAATTATGATCTTGCTACAGAAACATTAACGATTGGTGGCTCTGCTGGTTCAACAAGTTTTATTAGAGTTTTTAGAGCAGTAATGAAAACAGCTAATACAGGAACATCAAATGTAGGCGTTATTACAATCACAGTTTCATCTACAACAGTAGCACAAATAAGAACTGGTTATGGTCAAAGTTTAATGTGTATTTATACAGTTCCAAGAAAACATAATGCATACTTAATGCAGTTAGATGTTGGAAGTTCTAAAGATTTAGAAAATGAAATAAGATTTATTACAAAAGAAATAGACAATGGAAACGTATTTAACACAAAAGCATTTATTACAACCAGAGGTGGATTTGTAGAAAAGAATTATGCAGTGCCAGTTGTTATACCAGAAAAAACAGATATTGAATTAATAGCTAAAGCAAGTGCCACGTCTGCTGTAAGTGGTGGCTTTGAATTATTTATAGAAAAAGTTGATCAATCATAATGGCTAAATATCAAGGTAGAACAGTTAAGTTAAACAAACCTTTTCGTACTCCTGGAGAGCGTAAGAAGTTTGGGGTGTATGTTAAAGATCGTTCAACAGGTAATGTTAAAAAAGTTCGTTTCGGT